CTAGTACTGGTTACTAGAAATAAATTAACTAGATTATTAAAACTAGTTAAAAGATTACTAGATAATAAAATACTAGTTCTAGTATACTGGAGCATAAATACTGGGTATTATAATTTTATATTTTTTATACTTTTTTTGTTCCCCGTGGAACATATAAGTTGGGAAGGTTTTTACACCTTCCCTTTTTATTTTATTAAATATTATCAAATGAAGCTCCTGTTGGTGTTATTATGAACTCAACATCAATAAATTCAAGTGAACGAGTAGGTTTGATAAATATTTTACCTCTCAATGTATTTGCATCTATATCAGCTGGGTCACTAGAAACCGTTACACGGAAATCATAAAGACCTCTTTCTCTCTTAATTGCATCTAATATTGGGTTAACCAATCTCAAGAACTCATTACGAACAAGTTCGTCATTTTGTTCAAATATCAATCTAACCGCAACTGCTGAAATTAATTTTCTTGCTCTCAATAATAATCTTCTTACGTTGATTCTATCAAGTGCTGATTCCCTTACTTGAAGAGTTTTATTACCCCAAATAATTGTACCAGTATCAGAGAATGTTGCAATTGGATTAATTCTATTTTTGTAAAGTTCATCTCTTTCATCAAGTGTTAATTTCTTAACCGCTTTAATTGATTTAACCAAACCTCTTGAATAACCAGCAACTGCGAACCAAGGGAAAGAAACATTATCCGTCAATGCGATATTTCTCACTACCTCACCTGTAGGTGGAATATAAAGTTGAGTTGCGTTATCCACATCTCTAATTTGAATCCAAGGGAAGTAAGTAGCTGAATAGTTTGTATCCATTGCTACACCATCCAATGCTCCTACTACCTCATCAACTGTACTATAATTAGGTGAACCAATTATATAAAGTGAATCCGCTCTATCTCCTTCAACCATATCGATTGAGTAAGATGTTAATGAACTATGGTCGTAGAAGTTAATACCCGGTGTTGCGAATATGTTGATATCAACCGCTTCAGGGTTACCAAAAGTATCGATACCTTTAATGTATGAATAGTAGTCACTATTTCCTGCTGTTGTACTGAATACTCCACCATTATTTGTATTTCCTGAAACATAAGTTTTCTTACCGAAGATATAATTGTCCCCATAAGTTCTTACATTTCTGTAGATATCCCAACCATCAAAACCTCCACACAATGCGAATGTAAATTTACGATAGTTGATATTGGTTAAGAAGTTATTCGCTCCTGTTTGTCCTTCTAAATCATAAGGTGTAGTTAAGAATGTTGTACCTGTGATTGTTGATGCATTTGTTGATAAGTGGAAACCTTTAGTCGTATCGGCCGCAGCTTTACCTTTATATTTTAATAAATCATCATCATATCCTGTTTGAGTTGAGAAACCTAAACATACTTTTCTAACTTTATCACCTGAAGTTGTTATTGATGAACCATCAGAATTATATCCTGTAGTATCACCAGCGTTGTAGTATTCTGTTTTATACATAACAGAACCTATAGTACTACTACCAAAGTTTGAGTTATTTACAAAACCTTTGAAACCCGATGGGTAAGCATCTGTTGGATGATTATTAGCCATATTCAACATGATGTATTTTGAATTTAATTCATATTCACTATCTGATGTACCAATTTTCTTAGCGATATATCCCGGAACATCTGGATTCATTGAACATCTTGTGAATTTTTCAAGAACAACCATATTATCATCGGTATCATAATAATCACGAACTAAAAAGTCAAATTCGTAAGTATCCACATCAATGTTCATAACCGAAATTTTAAGTTGTGTGTTAGCATCCTCACCGTCAGAAATTGTTATTACTTCAAATAAATCTGCAACATTACCACCTCTAACTTCAGAAACAACAGTTGGTGACATCGGAGTGTCCCATTCCGTTAAGAAGTTATTAGTTTCTGTATTATAAACCTCAGTTAAACTGATACCTCTAACATAACCTTGTTGAAACGCTTGTAATAGATATTTTGGATACGATTCATAAACGTAAATTGGAACATCTGTTTTTGATTTGTCATATACATCAACACCCAAAACTTTTGTAACATATTTTGATGATGTAATATCTAAACTACATGTAAATGTTTTTGCCCCACTTGTCGAACCTGTTACATTAAGTGTAAATTCAGCTAATGGATTAACCACTAAATCTGAACCAGAAATATTAAAGTTAGAGTTTGTGGTAACTTCCAAATTTAAAGTTTGTCCTGCGTATGAACCTCTTGACCTGAAAGCCGCAACAACTTGGCCATCGTAATCGCTATATGTAGTTGCACTATATGTGTATCTTGTTACATCGAATCTACTTGTTCCACTATTATAAATGAACAAGTATGAATAAACTTCAGTACCCGCAGTATTAACTAATGTATTGTACCACTCTTTTGAGTTGTAATTATTTGCGTTGTCTAAACCTGTTAAAGGTGAAATAACTTCAGTACCGGTTAAACCCGTTGTTCCAGAAGATGGTACATTACCTAAAACAAACCAATCATTATTGTTACTTGAAGTGTTACCACTAAAGTTTGTTACAATGTAATCAGTAATGGTGTTACCGTCATAAGCTTTCTTATCAGATAAGAAAGTATAGAAAGTACTACCTGTAATACCTGTTGTTGATGGAATTGTTGTTCCTGTGGTTGTCCCACTTAATGAACCAACTTCAACACCACCGATTGTTTGAATCGCGAATGTTTTAACTGGTTTATATCCCGTTAAACCAAGGATTCTTGTTACGAATAATTGATTTGATTCTTGAAGATAAGCTTTTGCAACATAAGGTAACTCATATTTTGGGTTGTTATTACCATCCTTTTCAGGTGACGTACCCCCAAAATATAATTTGAACTCATCGAAATTTGTTATTAAAATTGGTTCGAAAGCGGGACCTTTTAAAGTTTCACCCACTAACCCCAATGTACTCACCCCAACACTTTGTGCTACGAATGATAAATCTTTTTCCGATGTGTACACACCTGGAGATACAAATACTTTATTTGAATTTGCCATTTTTTTCTTGTTTGGTTAATTAATTTTTATTACTTTTCTATAAATATCTTTGTTTTTAGCAAAGATTTCCTTGATTTTATGAAAAATTATACTTATAGACACTAATTTATCTTTTAGTATCGATATTTATCTTTATCATGGAAAATACTACCAAAAACATCAAGGTTAGTGAGAAACACCACAAGATGTTAAAAGAATATTGCGATAAAAAAGGATTAAAAATTTATAAAATTGTTCAAAAGTGGATTGATGAAACCTGTAAAGAGGAAAAATCAACAGAAATCCAAAAGAAAAAAGATATCTACGGAGATTAGTTTTTATAACATATTAATCTCCGTAATATCAACGGTAATGTTACCACAAATTAATAAATCACCATCAATTATAAAATTGTCAGTTCTTTCTAAAACCGATAAAGATTCAAGATGACTGGTATCAACATTAAGACCGTAGATATCATCATCAACAACTAAATTGATTATTAAATTTCCATATATTTCAATATGAGATAATGTTTTTTCGTATAAAAATTCTTGTATTGTCATGTTATTTAACTTATTGGTGTTATCGTTGTTATGGTGGCACCAGAACCAAATCCTGTACCAGTATTAAGTGTAGTATCTAATGTACCATCAGATAATAAACGTACAATGTTTCCTACCGATGTACCGTTATATGATGTAAAATTACCACTAACTAATATTTTACCATTTGTTTGAACAACAATACTAAGTACGTGATTATCAAATCCTGTTCCAATACTAAATGTATTATCGATAGTTCCATCAGAATTTAGTCTAACTATCCTATTAGATGTTACACCACTATACGATGTGAACGCTCCCCCGACCATTATTTTACCACTTGAAAGAGTCGAGACAAAATAAACACTATTATTAAATCCGGTTCCAATGATAAATGTATCATCGATAGTTCCTCCGGAATTTAATCTAATTATTCTATTAGATGTCACTCCACTATATGATGTAAAATCTCCACCAACGACAATCTTACCATCTGATTGTACCGATGACATGTATGTGTAGGCATTAAATCCCGTACCGACTGTAGTTGTAAAACTAGAATCGTGACTCTTATCGGAATTAAGTCTCTCAATTCTTCTTGTGGTCATACTACCACAAACAATCATTTTACCATCCGATTGTAAAGTAACGTCTTGAACAGTTCCACCATAAACAGTTGATGTTGTTCCACTAAATGTATTATCGATAGTTCCGTCAGAATTTAGTCTAGCTATTTTATTTGCCGATGTTCCATTATACGATGTAAAAAATCCACCAACTATTAATTTTCCGTCAGATTGTGGTACAACAAATTTTGTAATACTATTGAATCCTGTCCCAACACTAAATGTATTATCAATTGAACCATTTAGGTTTAATCTAATTATGTAATTGGATGATACACCACTATATGTTGTAAAATAACCCGCACCGTAAATTTTATTATCATATATTATGTGATTTTCTAAGAAATTATCAAATCCGGTTCCACCACTAAATGAACTATCAACTGAACCATTTGAGTTCAATTTAATTATGTCATTATATAATGTACCATTGTATATTGCAAATCCACCAGTAATTAATAGTTTATCGTCCGATATTGTTATGCTTGGTGTTGGTGTTGGTGTATTTGTTGGTGTTATAGTGTTGGTGGGAGTAATCGTATTTGTTGGTGTTAATGTTATACTTGGGGTTGGTGTAATTGTTGGAGTTACCGTGTTTGTCGGTGTTACAGTTGGTGTTAATGTATTCGTAGGGGTTAAGGTGTTGGTGGGAGTGATAGTATTGGTTGGTGTTAATGTTACACTTGGGGTTGGTGTGATGGTTTGGGTTGGGGTAATTGAACTTGTTGGAGTTAGTGTGTTAATTGGTGTGTTTGTATTGGTAGGTGTAATAGTTGGGGTTAAAGTATTGGTTGGAGTAATAGTTCTTGTTGGTGTTACGGTCGGAGTTAAACTTGG